TCCTCAATACACATACGGCATGGTATCGTCCGTGTCAACCAGACAAGACATTCAACTGGGAACAGAAGATTGAGGTGAAACAAGGTGGTCGTAACCGCGACATAGGTCTCAAATCCGTGATGATCGGCATAACCTTGGAGAAGGATCCCACCGCAGGTGTCGGTGGACCTTGCAATTTCTTTTTCCATGAGGAGGCGGGTATCGCACCCAAGATGAATGAGACTTTGGAATACCTCCTACCTGCACTCAAGTCAGGTATGATATACACCGGAATGTTTGCCGTTGCAGGATCCGTGGGTGACTTGGATCAGTGTGAACCTTTGAGGGATCTCATATTCAATCCTGACTCAAAGGATGTCCTTGCAGTTGGTACCAACCTGGTGAATGAGAACGGTGACTATGGTGAATGCGGATTGTTCATACCTGAACAGTGGAGCATGATACCATGCATCGATGAATACGGCAACTCGCTTGTCGAAGAGGCGTTAGAGATGATACATGAGGAACGTATCAGATGGAAAAAGGAGCTGAAAGCGAATGATTACCAGCTCCGCATATCACAGAAACCAACCAACATTGAGGAGGCGTTTGCTTACAGGAAGTCTTCCGTCTGGCCTTTGCATCTGATAACAACCCAGCTGCGCAGGATCGAGGACAAGGAGTATTTCTGTGAAACTGTTGAACTGTCTCGGACTGAAACAGGTAAGATAGAGGCAAAACCTACAAGGAAACTTCCCATCACGGAGTTTCCGCTCTCCCCCAAGACACAGGATAAGGAGGGTGCTGTCCTGATATGGGAGCGTCCGATAGAGGACGCCCCGTTCATGACATACTTCGCATCGGTCGATCCCGTGGGAGAAGGTAAGACCACGACTTCGGATTCCTTATGCAGCATATTCATATACAAGACTCCGCTTCAGATCACCAAAAAGAAGTATGACGGAAGCATTGAAAACCATATAGAACACGACCAGATAGTCGCCTCATGGTGCGGCAGGTTCGATGATCTGAACAAGACCCATGAACGGTTGGAGATGCTCATAGAATACTATGGTGCATGGACCATTGTCGAGAGCAACATCTCATTGTTCATACAGCACATGATACTCAAGAAGAAACAGAAGTATCTGGTGCCCAAATCACAGATCATGTTCTTGAAGGACCTTGGTTCCAACAACAACGTATTCCAGGAATACGGTTGGAAGAACACAGGTGTGCTGTTCAAGTCACATCTCATATCATATGGTGTGAACTTCTGTACTGAGGAACTGGATGTGGAAACCATGGAGGATGGAACCATCGTAAAAACCAGATACGGCATAGAGCGCATCAAGGATCCCATCCTTCTGAAGGAGATGCAGCAATACAGGGAAGGTTTGAACGTCGATAGATTGGTTGCATTCTGTTCATTAGTGGCGTTTGCAAAGGTCCAGATATCCAACAGGGGGTATGCTCACAAGGTTGAAACTGAAACAAATCCCCGCAGACCCCTTGAAAAGTCATCAAATTTGACTAAATTAAATATGAACCCGTTTCGTAATTTGGGGAAACCTGTACCAAAAACAGGTAATTCCTTCAAACGACAGGCGTTTCGTAATATAAAATGATACTATCATGGCATTAGTCATCAACGCAATGCAAGCTAAAGCGGGTGTGAAGACCGATCACACCCGCATGGGTACGCTTACCCAACCTATTCAATTCCTACCTAAGACTCAGAAGGATGGTGAGTGGGGTGCATGGAACATGGATTGGTTTGAGATGGAGGGTCTGCGTCAGATCCGCCGCAATGCTCGCAAGCTTCTCAAGAATTACAAACTTGCAAACGGAATCATCGACCGTACCGACTACATAGTCGAAGAGGATAACGAATATGCGGATCTCATAGATACGCTTACCAGGGAAGATGCTTCCGCATTGGAACTGAAGTTCTATCCAATCATCCCCAATGTGGTGAATGTGATGTGCGGTGAGTTTGCAAAACGTTCCGACAAGGTCCAGTATGTGACCACCGATCCCACCAGTTTCAATGAGATGTTGGAACAGAAGCGTGGAATGATTGAGAACTATCTGCTTAAACGTGCGGAGATGCAGATTGCCATGAACATGATTGAGCAAGGTGCGGATCCAGAGTCTGAAGAATTCAAAGAAGCGCTTTCACCTGAGAAACTCAAATCACTTCCTGAGATAGAGCAGTTTTTCAAAAAGGATTACCGTTCTCTTATAGAACAATGGGCGAATCATCAGCATGAAGCTGATACTGAACGCTTTAAGATGAAGGAGTTGGAGAACCGTGCGTTCCGCGACAGTCTTATCGCAGACCGTGAGTTCTGGCATTTCAAGATGAACGAGGATGATTATGAGATAGAACTATGGAATCCCATAATAACCTTTTATCATAAGTCGCCGGATGTGAGGTATATTTCACAGGGTAACTTTGTAGGTAAGATAGAACTTCATACTGTGTCGGATATCATAGACAGGTATGGTTATTTGATGAATGATGAACAACTTAGGTCACTTGAAAACATATATCCGAAGAAAGCTGCTGGATATCCGATCCAGGGTTACCAGAACGATGGTACGTACTATGACGGTACTAGGAGTCATCAGTGGAATGTCAGTTCTCCTTCTCTTGGGTTTCGTCAGTTTACTTCTGTTAACGATTATTTTCTTGCTGCAGGTGATGATGTCATTACCAGGATACTTAATGAATCGGAAGACCTCCAAGACTTCGGAACCTACCAGTTGCTCAGGGTTACCACGGTCTACTGGAAGTCACAGCGAATGGTAGGTTATCTTACCAAGGTTGACCCTGAAACAGGTATGAAACTTGAGGATGTGGTCACCGAGGATTATAAGATCACCGTACCACCCCAATACGATACCAGGGTAAACAAGAACAAGGATGAAAACACCCTTGTACAAGGTGAACACATCAAATGGATATGGATCAACCAGGTGTGGGGAGGACTTAAGATAGGACCTAACCGTCCAAGTTTCTACGGTAATGCTGACTACATGGGTATCCAACCTATTTATCTAGATATCAAGCCTGTGAAGTTCCAGTTCAAAGGTGATTTCACACTGTATGGATGCAAACTTCCTGTGGAAGGATCAGTGTTCTCTGACCGCAACTCCAGAAGTGTGTCCATGGTGGACAAGATGAAGCCTTTCCAGGTGGGTTACAATCTGGTGAACAACCAGATCTCTGACATTCTTATAGATGAGTTGGGTACTGTGATCTTATTGGATCATAACGCCCTTCCAAAACATTCAGCAGGTGAGGACTGGGGTGAGAACAACTACGCCAAAGCATACGTGGCAATGAAGAACTTCCAGATGCTGCCTTTGGATACAAGTATTGGAAACACAGGTAATGCAGTGGGATTCAATCACTACCAGATGTTGAATCTGGAACAGACCCAACGTCTGATGACCAGGATCCAGCTTGCGAATTACTTCAAGCAACAGGCTTTTGAAGTGATTGGAATCACTCCTCAGCGTCTGGGACAACAGACAGGACAGGAAACCGCCACTGGAATCGAGCAGTCAATCAACGCATCATTCTCCCAAACGGAGATGTACTTCGTACAACATAGCGAATACCTTATGCCAAGGGTGCATCAGATGCGTACTGACCTGGCTCAGTATTACCATTCCAATAATCCAAGCGTCCGCCTTTCATATATGACCTCTTTGGATGAGAAAGTCAACTTTGAAATGAATGGTACCGACCTTCTCGCGCGCGAGTTGAATGTGTTTGTGACCACTAAAGTGAATCACAAGCAGGTGATGGAACAGATCAAACAGCTTGCAATTCAGAACAATACAGCTGGAGCAAGCATCTATGACCTTGCTGAAATCGTGAAGGCTGACTCCATGAGTGAGGTTACACACGTACTCAAGAAGATCGAGCAAAAGACTGAGATGCAGCGTCAGCAGGAAATGCAGCAACAGCAGCAAATGCAACAGCAGCAGATTGAATCTGCACAGAAAATGCAGGAGGCTCAACAACGTTTTGAAGCTGAGCAAAAACAACTTGACAGACAGACTCAAATTGAGGTTGCTGAAATCAAAGGTGCTGGATATCAAGTTGGTGACCTTAACACTAATCAACAAAGCGATTATCTGGATTCATTGGAATACCTTGATAAGAAACGTCAAGCTGATGAGACAATTGGTTTGAAACGTGAACAAGAGGTCAACAAAAACAATCGTGAGGCACAAGCTTTGAACGTAAAACGTCAGGAAATAAACGCTCGCAAAGAGATTGCAGACAAGCAATTACAGGTTGCGAAAGAGAATAAAAACAAGTACGACAACAAGTCAAAAAAATAATAGTGATATAATGCTTTTATTTTTAAACTGAGTCCCACTTTGTAACTCTCAAAAGTTTAAAATTGCGTATATTATAGTAGGAAGATAATCAAAACCAACCATATATGACTTCCAATGAAAACAATGCCCCAGACATTAATCTGGACGAGTTCTTACCAATGCCAGGTGCGGCAGATATTCTGACCGGAACTGAGGCGGAATCAGAAAAATCAAATACAGTATTTTCCAAACCATCACCTTTCACCACCGAGTTCCTTGAAAAGAAGGAGGAAAAGAAAGAGGAAAACACTGAAAAAAGTGAGGAAAAGCCTGTCGATCTAGAGGCTATGAAAGAGGTCATTGATGATCTCGTAGGCATTGAAGACGACACCAAAGGAACTCCTGGAAGACCCAAGATTGATAAATCGGGTCTTGTGGATACTTTCTCCAAGCTCATTGACGAGGGACTTCTTGTTCCTTTCGATGATGACAAACCGATGGATGAGTATTCCATGAAGGACTGGAAGGAATTGCTTGAAGCAAACTTCGAGGACAGGGAGAACAAGGTTAGAGAACAGGTTCCTCAATCGTTCTTTGAAGCATTACCTGAAGAACTCAAGTATGCTTATATGTACATCGCCGAAGGTGGCCAGGATCTTAAAGGTCTATTCAAGCACCTTTCGCATGTCGAAGAAGTGAGACAACTTGACCCTAAACGCGATTCGGATCAGGAACAAATTGTAAAACAGTACCTTAGAGCTAGTCGTTATGGTACTGACGAACAGATCCAGGATCAGATAAACGAATACAAGGATAACGGTACCCTTGAGAAGAGAGCCAACCAGTTCAAACCGATGTTGGATCAGATGCAAAAAGAGATCGTTGAGTACCAGATACAACAACAAGAGCAACTGAGAAAGCAACAGGAGCAAGTTCAAATGCAGTTCTACAGTAACGTATACAATACGCTGAAGGATAAGAATTTGAATGGTATAAGATTGAACGGCAAGATGCAGGACTTCCTTTATACAGAGCTTACTGAGCCAAAGTACACCATGCAAAATGGAGGTCGTACCAACCTGTTGGGACATCTTCTGGAACGCTACCAGTACCAGGAGCCTCGTTACGATCTTGTTGCTGAAGCATTATGGTTGCTTGCTGATCCAGAAGGATACAAAGACCAAATCATGATGTTGGGAAAGAATCAGGCTACGCAGGAAACGGTGCGTAAGCTAAAGACTGAGGAATCCCGTAAGATTTCAACGTCCGTACATGATGAGGATGAACCTCAACAACCCGCAAAACGTAAACTACCACGTCAACAAAACATATTTAAACGTTAACCAATTCACTTAAATCAACTAAATTACTATGGCAACACCAGTTTTAAACAATGGTCTATTTCTACGTGACACGCAGTACAAAGCTTCGTCCCACGTAGACTCATACCACCTTGTGAACATGCTTAGAGGAACTGAACCTATGGATATGGGTCCTGTAGATCTCTGGGCGATGGCACAAAAAGTAGAGATGCCTCTCTATCAGATGGCATCCTTCGGTGGTAAGAACACAATCCTTGTAGACAACCCTCGCGGAGAATACAAGTGGCAAACTCCTGTGGTACAGGATCTTCCTTACATCGTTGAGAACATCGAAGATGCTCAATCTATTGGAGGAGACGGTACCTCATTCCGCATCAAATTAAACAAGCGGATCTTCGGTCATGGTGACATCATCACCTACGACAAGTACAACGGTGCTGAATTGTACATCACTGCCGATGACATCATCCCAGCTGGCGATGGTTTCATCTACACTGTGCAGATGGTGAACAATGACAACACTGCCATCTTCAACCAAGAGTATCTGAATCCAGGAACCAAGTACTTCCGCAAAGGTTCTGCCCGCGGTGAGTATGGTGAGCGTTTCTCAGACATCATGGTTCAGACTGGTTTCCGTGAGTACTATAACTACGTAGGTGGCGCTGAAGCTCACGTTCACTACAGCATCTCTTCCCGCGCGGAGTTGATGATGAAAGGTGGTCTTGCTGCTGATGGCACTGTTCCTGTAACTGAAATCTGGCGCATGTTCGACAAGCAGATGGATCCTTCGATCACATCTCTTGAGACCATGGTATCCAAGATGGGTAAGGAATATGTGAAGCGTGCTTATGACAATGGTACTTTGACCCGCTCATTCGTAACAGCGTTGGAAGCTGCCCACCTCACCAAGATCGCTACCGACATTGAAACCTACCTCATGTGGGGACAAGGTGGTCGCATCAAGCAAGACGGTCCAGATGATATCCGCTTGTCAGTGGGTCTTTGGAAACAGCTTGACAACTCTTACAAGCGCATCTACAACAAAGGTCAGTTCTCTCTCGAATTGTTCCGTGCCGAGATCTTCAACTTCTACAACGGTAAGGTTGAGTTCAAAGGTCCAGATCCAAAGCGTGAGTTGATCGTACAGACCGGTATGGGTGGTATGAAGCTTGTAAATGAAGCAATTAAGAAGGAAGCAATCTCCGCTGGTCTTGTGATCAACGCTGGTCCTTCTGGAAATGGTATTGGTGCAATCACTGGACAAGGCATGGATCTGAACTTCGGATTCGCTTTCACCAGCTACACCATCCCATTCCTTGCTAACGTGAAGTTTGTACTGAATCCTGCGTTCGACAACGTACATACCAATGACATTGAAAACCCAATGATCGATGGTTACCCATTGTCTTCATACAACTTCATCATCTTTGACATCACTGACAACACCAATGACAACATCTTCTTGTTGAAGCTGTCTTGGGACAATCAGCTGAAGTGGTTCTATCAGAATGGTACCATGGATTACATGGGACGTACCCAAGGCTTCCAGTCTTCTGGACAGTTCAACGGTTACCGCGTCTACATGACTCAGACCATGCCTGCCATCTGGGTTAAGGATCCAACCAAGGTTCTTAAGATCGTTCAGAGGAATCCAATCACTGGCGGATCCTTCTAAAAGAGGTCACGAAAAACAGGGGAGGGTGTCACAACTCTCCCCTTTTTTCACTATATTATAGTATAAGAACTTATCATCATGGGAATATATTCAACACCACAAAAAAGATTTGGCTGGCAACAATGGAATTGTAATGTAGTGGGATGTCCACCTTCTTCTGGTGGTTCAGCCTGCGTTGATACAACAGCAGCTGATTTATATCAGCTTACTATAAACAGCAAGCTTGATCCATGTGCGACATACCGCATAACTGATTACAGATCAGTGAACTGGTTGAATGGATATTGGACAGCCGATTATGATGCACCTCCTAATGTAACTGGTCCATACGTTTTGATGAATCCATTCACATTCAATGCGAATGATCTTAGTGCAGCTTATCTTATTGGTAACATTATTGATATAAAAAAGTCAACATATGATGGAAGTTATATTATTGCAGGTACTGTTAATACTTACTACGGTCATGATAGCTGGGGTATTTTAAAAGTAGGAGTGGATGGTTTTCCAATAACATCTTTTCAAACACCTTATTC